TGCGTAAATACGGCATACCTACAAGCATCCATCAAGTCATCGTTTGCCTTTACAGGTTCTTCTATTACGTTATCGTTTTTATCCTTTTTCCATTTGTAAGACATAAACTCCCTTCTTAGGTTTTTGCTATTGTAGTGCAAGTTTATTGGATAAGATTTCATCTTTACTATTCCTGCCCATACATCCTTTTGCGCTGGTTTAATGTTAAAGCCTTGTCGGTAAAGTTCCTCAATAGATTTAGGCTCGGCAGCATCCGCATAGATAGTAGCTCGTTCTGGTAGCTTTTCTTTAATCAATCTTGATAGGTCGCTAAGAGTTAATCCGCTTTGATAAACTATTTCCTCAAAGTAGTTTTGTCCTTCATAATGCGTAACCTTTATAAGTGCAGCTGGGTGAACATAACCAAAGTCCAATCCATAGAATACATCCCCATCTGGTGCTTCATCGTATTGTTTCCATTGAGTGTAAATGATTTCTTTTGCAGAGCCTCGTTCTCCTAATCCGTAAACCTTCCACATAAAGTCATCTGGCAAATCTTTGTATTGCTCAATGTTTCTTATTTGGCTTTCACTTAGATTAGTTATGTTGTTTAGGTAGGTAGAATGGATACGTTTGTTCATTGGATTGTCGGCTACCTCATAAACCCAAGAAATAAAGTCGGCTGGATTCCAGTCTAAGAATGCTTGTCCAGTTGTACGAATCAAAAGCTGGTCAAACAAAGCCTTGCTAATAAGGTTTGCTTCATTTACGAATAGTATATCCCTTGCTGGTCCTTTTGCTTTATCTGGGTCTTCTAATCCGAATAACTCAATATAAGAGCCGTTCTTAAATGTATAAATAAAATCCGTGTATCTAAAATCCTTTTCATCCCAAATATTCCATTGCTCTAATATATTTTTGAAATCCCTATAAACTCCACGCTTGATATGTGGTAGTGAATGAGAAACGCACGAAATTCTTGTATTAGGCTTGGTTAAAGCAATGTGAATCAGTAACTGAACAACCGAATAGCTTTTACTTGATCTTGACCCACCTTCATTGCATATTATCGGATACCCATCCTCGTATGCCTTTTTATTAGCATAAAAAACAGGAGTAGCCTTAATCTTTAATTGGTTGACAATCTGCATCTGGTTCTATTGTGATTTGCACATTACCCTTTATGTCAGCGGTTATGTCTGTTGTTTGTTTAGGTCTGCCTTCTAATCTATCTAAAAGGATTTCATAAGCCTTTAAATCGCCCTTTCTCGCCTTAGCTATAATCTGCATATCTAATTGCTCGGCTATGCTAAACTCTTCTTCTTCTCCTGTAACTGGGTTGCGTACCTTAGTAACCAACTCCAATAAACGCAAAAGCCTTGTCTTGCTATTAGGAACACCTTTAGGTCTTCCATTAGGGTTTCCGCTTACCCCTTTAGTAAATTGTGTGTCTGTATTTGGAAATGCCATAAGTTACCTGTTTTTTACCTGTATTACAAAATTACCCCATTCTTCTTGATAACCAATGTTGGGTCAAGTTTTTGCATCCTATCTATAATTACTTGGCAGTACTTTGGGTCAAGTTCTGTTCCGTAACATTTGCGACCTAATTGATGCGCTGCTACCATTGTTGTTCCACTACCCAAGAATCCATCAGCTACCAAGTCTCCTGTTTTAGAACTGTTTGTTATTTGATAAGCGATTAGTTCTACAGGCTTCATTGTAGGATGCTCTGCGTTTCTACTTGGTCGATTAAATTCTAATATTGTTGTTTGTTTCCTGTCTGAATACCAACTATGAGATGCACCTTCCTTCCATCCGTATAAACAAGGTTCGTGTCTCCATTGGTAGTCTTGTCTACCCATAACCATAGATTGCTTTACCCATATTAAGCATTGCTTTACCATTATTCCAGAATCTGCCATTGCTCTTCTAAAGTTTGCTCCTTCGCTATCAGCGTGCCAAACATACCAAGAACCTCCAGCTTTTGTATATGAACCAAGAGCCGTATAAAAATCGTACAAGAATTGGTAAAAGTCGCCATCCTTCATGCTATCATTTTGAATAGTTAGGGCATCTTTGGTCTTTCCTGTGTAAGCTACGTTGTAAGGAGGGTCAGTAACTACCATATCTGCGTACTCCGAGCCGAATATTTTACCCCAATTGTCCGTTTCGGTAGATGAGCCGCATAAAAGTTTATGTTGCCCTATTTCAAAGATATCGCCTAAAACAATATCGGTTTCACTACCACCCACAGGCACGTCAAAGTCATCTTCGGATGCATCTGCGTTTTTTATAGCAAAGTCTGGTATATCCAAACCCCAATCGGTTAATTGTTCCACATCCCAATTATTAGCTAAGTCATCCCAATCCCACTCTCCGTATCCTACATTGTCCTTTACTATAAATTCCTTCTTTTGTTCTTCAGTTAGTTCTTTAGCTTGTTTTACAGGTACGTCTTTAAGCCCAGCTTCAATACAAGCCTTTAGCCTCATATTGCCACCTAAAACAATATTGTTTTCATCTATTACTATTGGTCTAAGTTCAAGCATCTGTGGAAAGTCTTGGATTGACTTAACCAGCTTCTTAAACTTGTCATCCTTAATAATTCTTGGGTTACTTGGGTTAGATTTGATTTCGTTGATGTTCATTATCTGTTTTTAGTTGGTGTTCGTATTGAAATAATACTATCTGCTTTCTTTTCTAAATTGTCATATCCTACCCATTTGCCACACTTAGTACATTCAAATTGGGTTTCTTTTATCTTACCGAACCAAAGATAGCCTTCGGTAACTGAACCGCATTTACAATTATATAGCTTCTTTCCGAATGTGTCTTTCATAGTTTAGTTTTAAAAAGCACCCAAGATTTTACTCATAAGAAGGGCAAAGTCCTTTTTGTCTTATCCTATTAGCGTAGGTTGGGTGTTTAAATATTATCTGCCTTGTTTACGATATGGTTTTACTGGCTTATCCTTTGGACCAGATGTCTTTTTGTACTTGCCACACTTTCTTTTGCCAAAGCTGACTTTGTTATTGCTGCTTACTTTCGCCATATTTATTTATTAAATCTGCCATAAAATCAAATCTTTGTTCTTGTGTTTCGCCAAATACATAGTGCGTAGTTCCATCAATTTCAAAAACATAGCAAGGATAACCAGCTATTTCTTGTTCTTTGCACGTTTCAAATATGTTACTTGTATCTGTCAATTAATTCGTTTAATTCAGTTCTTGTCCATTTCTTTAGCCTATTGTTAACCGCCTCAAACTCCAACTCCTTCACCGCTTTTTCACCAATCCTTTCTACAAGTCCTATTCGGTACATTGCTTGGTTTCCGTGTTTATACATATTGCACCCAGCACATTGCAAGTGTATATTCCATTCGTTGAACCTTAAAGCTGAATAACCTTTAACAGTAAAGTAATGTCCAGCTTGATTACCATTGTAGCTTCCGCAACTAATACAAGGCAATCCTTCATCTCGTTTCCTTATGTAAGCATTAACTACCTTTTGGGTCTTTTCTAACAACTTTGGCAAAGGTATCAATGGCATAAAGCAAAATTAGGGTTACTTTTTCAATCTAACAACACAAAGTCGGTCATTGTGTTTGTATCGTTTTTTGTTAATTGGGTTCATATAGGTCATTATCGTTTTATAGTCAGTACCTAAAAACCTAATCGCCTTTGCTATTGACCTAAACCATATCTCCTCTTTTGTATCTAAATAAATTAATTTAACCTCAATGTTATTGTCTATTCCTGTCATCTCAATAATCGTTTTATTTCAAAGTATAAATGTGCCGTTAAATAAATCATACAAGCTAAAGGAACACTGATAATCGTAAACTTTAGCAATTCGTAAATAAATGTTAATTGTTTCATAAGTTATCAAGCATATCCTTTACATCTTTAGGTAATTCCCTGTCTTGGTTATAGGTTTGGTTGTAGTATTTTTCTCCAATAATATACATATGAATATTTGTAATACTATCCATCCCATTTTGTTTTCCATCTTCATATGCCTCTATTATCTGCTCTTTTTCTTTTTCAAGTTTATTTTTTATTAATTCTATTACTAATCCTTTGTACTTGAAACTATTAATTGATTGTAATTCATCAATTAATTCTTGCATTGCTGTTTTCATATTGTTTAGTTTAAAAAACCACCCCAAGTTCCCTAATTACTATCTTGGTTAAAAATATTTAATTCTTGAGGTGGCTATAATTGGTTTTGTAAAAATAAGTACAAAGTATATCTCTTGCACTCATTTTTGATAAATATTTCGTTATTTAATTTCTCTAAGTCTTTAGGTGTTTTAGCCGTTACCTTGTAATGTGCTATTATCTTTTTCTTTATTTGGTCTGCCTTCTCTTGGCTTAGATTCTCCTTGTTTAGTTCCTTTCGTTTCCATAGTACATCAAAAGCCATAGTATTTAGTAACTCCCATCCTCTTTTAGCCGACTTTTCCCAATTTTCGTACAATGCCTCAATAATTTCATCATCATTGATTTTAGGTACTTCTATTGGTTGCGGTTCTACATATGTCTTTTGTCTTACTTGCAAAGCTATCGGCTTATAAGCTGCTATTACATCCCCAAAGAATTTTGGAGTAAACATAATCGCTTTGTCAACTGATAATTTCCCCATTGCGTAAAGTTCAAAAGCTACTCCAAGTTCCTTTAGTTTAAAGTTTCCGTAATTCTTAATTACAAATTCGCAAAGGAATTGAAAGGAATCTATTGATGGAATTTGACATCCGCTTAAAGCAATACAGGTCTTTAGGTGTTCTTTAACTTCAATCGGTGAGCATCTACTAACACTCATTGTATCTAAAGCAACTGCAATTTTTAATTCCTCTGGTTCAAGTTTATTATAAATTTCTAAGGGCATCCCATTCTCTCTCACTAAAACTTGGTTTGTGATTGTTGCTAATTCCTGTTGCATTTGTTTCGTTTTTAAGTGCAAAAAAACCTTTCCAGCCTTTTGCTAATGATTGTTCAATTATTTGTAGTGCAATTTGTTCATCTCCATTTGATAGTTTTACCAAGTCTTTTAAAGCTGCTTGTTCGCTTTGTGGGGTTGCGTATGTAAACTTAAATTGTTTTCTTTTAAATTCCTTCCACATTTCCCAATAATTTACAAATTCTTCGCTTTCAAATGGAAGCATTACCATAACCTTAACCTTATCCTTAACCATTACCTTATCCATAACCATATCCTTGTCCCCTTGCAAGGGGCTTATAAGGGGCTTGTAATTGTCAATTTGTTCTTTATACCTTTCTAAATTTTTAATTATTCCTGTATGCGCTTTGTTATTTTCACTTAAACCGCTTGGATATTGAAACTCAATAAAACTTGGGATAAACCATTTAGTATTATTTTCTAATGGTATTATCTTATCTACAAAATATTCTAATGCCTTTTTTTCATCTAACTTTTCGCCAATCCTTATTTGTGCAACTTCTATATCAACTTGCCAAATTCCAGAATGGTCGCAGTCATCACAAATGTATAACCAAAGTAGCTTGTAAGGGGCTTTTAAAGACCTTATAAAAGGTTTTTTCCACTTTTCTGTGTCTGTAAATCTCTTTGCCATAAAATAAAATAGCCCCATCAGATTCCCCCCAGTCGCATTGGGGGTTCAAATCAAGGGCAATAAGTTGCTAATAGGTATGCGACACCTAATACAAAAATACACTAATTAACCGAATACTGTGCTATTTGCTTCTTATTTTTTAGCTTAACTATGGTAGTTTTTATGTTCATTCCATCGTTTCTAAGGTCTGCTATTCGTGCTGCTAATCTAAAGCAACCGAACTTGTTTAAAGCATCAATAGGTGTTAATTTTCTACCTTTATTCAGGTAGTTTGCGATTTGTTGGTTTTGGCTCATAGTTGTAGGTTTTAAATTTGCGCTTAACGTTATCGCCCAACGTGGGGGTTAATATCAGAAGGGCAAATCGTCCTCGCTTTCTTGTTGGTTTACGGCAAATTCTTTTTTACCTGTTGCCTTTACTCCATTAAAAGCAACTTCTTTTCCTCTGCCACAATAGTTTTTCTTTGCCTTCTCGGCTCTTTCTTCTTTAGTTTGGTTGTTCCATACTGTGTGGGTGTTACTATTTTCGTCAATTTCTTTTAAGTAA